TATTAGCAGAATAAGTTCCTAAAATATCTGATATAGTATCAAGGAAAGTTGATTTACCATTATTCCCCATACCATATAAGAAATATGCACATTGTTCCCTATTACTGCCAGACAAACTATATCCAACACATTTCTGAATATACTTTTGTAATTCCTTGTCACCATTTGTCACTTCATCTAAAAACTTCAACCACAATACAGGCTTGTTCCAATCACGATCATATTCTGATAAACAAATCTTTGACATCATAAAATTGCTATCGTGTGGTAACAACTCACCATTACGCAGATTAACAATACCATTCTGACAATTCAAAAAATCCGTATATGAATCAAATTCATCTGATGATGCAGGAACTGTTTCAAGGTGCTGACACTCTTTTATCATGGCTTCTTTGTTTTTACTGGATGCAGTACGGTTCGCCCATTTCAACTTTATAGCCTGTTCTTCTTCATCCTGTTCCAGAAACGCTTCTTTTTTCAGATTTTCACAAATAATATCTGCGAGTTTTTTCACTTCACCGCTTTCATCCAAACGCCAAGACTTTCCATCCCAGTAATACCACTTCTTTCTGTTATAGGAATACCGTATGATATTTCCGAATTCATCATACAACCTATGAGCATTACCAGTATCTGTCATATCATAGTTTTTCTTTGGCGTGTCCACACCAACATCACCATTTTTGAATAATGCAAATGCAAGTTCCGTACCATCACTATGTTTTTTAACATCATATACTTCATTACAATTCGCTATTGCCTTGCCTATTGTTATCTGTCCGTATGTTGTTTGACCACGCTTCTGGTCCCACTTGTCACGCATAAGACCACTTGTTCTGAAAATACGATCCATCTGTTCTGCATTTTTCTGTGTCCAGAATGCCAACTGATTACATAATGTTAGATCTGCTTCGGATTGTGACGGATAAACGCCCTGCCAACAGCCATCATATAATGCCGCAAACAAATAACCACTCTTACAGTTCCGTGCCTTATCGATTATTTCCGTATCATCCAAATCAATAGGCGTAAACGGTTTTGCTTCAACTTTCGGCGTATCAGCAGGAAGATATTTGCTATGTAATATCTTTATGGAATCCGTACAATCCTTTATATTCAAATATTTTTCATTGTAAATATTCCCAGTACAAGCAAAATATCTCCCCTGTGAATACATCTCAACACCGCCCTTGCGTCTTGCACCTGCAGGCAACGTACCCTTGCAGATAATATGCAGACCACTTCCCGACATCGAAATTTCAGAATACGACTGCAATGTTTCCACAAATTCATCACAGAAATCAACCTTGTCAATACAATGATCCAGATCAACTCCAAAATACGGCGGTGCGAACATAAAACCAATACCATCAAACCCGAAGGTATCGCAGGCTTTTACAGCCTGCGAAAAAGTACCCCACGTCTTCGAGTTATTAGATTGAGCGTTCTTACCAGTAGCAGGATTTTTCGGGATCTTATCAGTTTTGATCCAACATACCCATTGTGAAACATTTTTCAATTCTTCTGGAATATTTTCCGCTTTTGTAATCATAAACTCGCTCCTTTTTATCAATAATCACATAATACGCATTTCAGCATATTGCCTTTCAAATCAAATGCCATAACCGTAGAATTCATTATGTTTTCTACATCATCATCTGACAAACTCGTTGTGTTTCCAAGATCATCATGATTTGCAAAAATGATGTTGCCTACCAACATTACATTACCGTTCAAATCTATTGCAGTAGGAAGAATATCTTCTCTGAAAAGTCCGATATCATCCACGAACATATCATAATAAGTACCATTTATTCTTCTTCTTGCAATATCAAAAGTATCACACCCAAGATGCTTATAATAATCATCCAGATTACCGCAAGTTACTTTAGTAAAATCTTTCCCATCAAAAAGAAGCAAATTTGCTTTTTCCATAATCATTCACCGTCCTTTCTCACATAATCTCAAAGAAATCACCATTGAAATAATAGATATTATCCGAAAGTCTATCTGCAACAGGAACTTCATTATGATTTATAGTACATACCATAGACTTCAAATCGCTAATAGACGCATTATCTCCACCTGCCATACTAGCAGGAATAACGATCAGTTCATGTACGGAACTAGGCAGGACATAGCACTTTTCCTTAAAAATATCAGTCAAAAGAATAACAGCAGAACCATAATACTTATCTTCCGTACTGTAAACGAGAATATCAGATGTTTCATCATCCAAACCAAAAATTTCATTGAACATTTCATCGTCCATCTTGAAACAATCCAACCCTAATTCATTTCTCGCCATATCCAAAATAATATTGCGCAATGGCTTTACTTCCATTTTATTTCTCAAATTACAAAATGCGGCTACTTTCAACTCATTCACAGACAAATTGAGTTTATCCAACATATCATATCTGATTTTGAATGAAGCATATCCATCCTGCGTTTTTATGTTTGCACAAAACAGGATAGCCAAATCCAGATACTCTTTCACGACGTAGTTGTTCTCATTGATCATTTCAATGTTTCTTTTATAGTTTATCACTCTCGGCATTACTGAACTCAACAACTTTTCCTTGCTGTCCATAATAGACTTGAATTCAGACATAATATCAGCGGAATTCTTATTTGCCAGATATCTGGAACAAATCTCTCTGGTTATACGCTCAACATTCTTTTCAGTTACTTCATCAGCATCATAATAAATAATAGGCGTTATCTTCACAGAATCCTTATCGTTCTCGTCATAAATAGACACACCATCCAGAACAATGCCATTCTTTTTCTTAATCTGCTTAAACAAAACACCCATGTTTGTTCCCAACTGCTTCTTGATAATTGCTGTCATTCTTTCTTTCATCATAACGATGCTCCTTTTCTCCCCGTAATCAGATAGGACAATATAATATTGAATTGTTTTTTGTTGGGAAACCACGAAAAAGATTTTTCAGAAATAGTCCTCTTGTGGGATCCACTATAATTATAATACCATGACGCTGATTTATATCAATAAATATTTCAAGTATTTCATTTGTTTTCCTGCATTTTCATAAGTGCCTTTATTGATAAATCATAAGCACTCATAAGATCATTTTTGGGAACGTGCAAATTGCATTTTTCACACTTTTTATCGCAACCCCTTGATGATCTGATAATACATTTGACTTCATTTTTGATTATTCTGATCGCTGTTTTATCATCCATCATCATTTACCTCTCTTTCACACGGTAACGGTTCATTACAGTCTACTACTGGCCAGCATTCCATAGCAGAACATACATTATCTTCTGCATCAAAATACTGACAACCTTCACAGGTTTGATCATTCATTTTACATCACCTCCGCATCTATTTTTTTGTAATATCCCTGTCTTTTTTTGCTCCACTTTTGATACATACCGAAATCATCTACAAAATCAATTACTGTTCCTAACTCTTTCCCATCTGCTTTCCTGCCAACACGCCCTACGGATTGAATTACTGTTGTTTCATCCTGTTCTGGTGTAGCAAATACCACATATCGCAGACTAGGCACATCCAGACCTTCTTTTGCTAGTTGATATGTAGCGAAAATACAATCCAATTCGCCGTTATTCAGTTTTTCAAGTGCTATTTTACGCTCTGATTTCGCCTTTTTGCTTTTTCCCTGTCCAGATAAACATATACACCTTTTTTCATATCGTTCTGCAGTTTGACATAATCTTTGCAGATAATCAACCCTGTTAGCAAGCACTATCATTGATTGCTTTATGTCCACAACATACTGAATAACCACACCAAATCTTTCATCATCGTGTATCATACAATCGATTACTTTCATATAATCAATAGTACCATCACTTTGTAATATTTCATAAGGATCTGGAATCCATCCAGTATTCACTTGCATTACTTTTACTGGACATGTATTTTGTGCTACATCATCACGGCTCACTTCATAAACTTTACGTCCTAATAATGCAAACATAGCACGTTCCAAACCATCAGCACGCTTCGGCGTAGCGGTTAATCCTATCTTGTAACGAGCAGATAAACTGGAAACTACCTTGTAAAACTGTGTTACTTTTGTCGGTGATCCTGCACAATGTTGTGCTTCATCCACAATGATCACATCCCACATATCACGATAACTTTCAAGATGCAATTTTGACATAGTTTGAACAGTTGCAAAAGTGATATGCGTACCAATATTCACTTTCCCTGCCGTGATAGCACCATAACCGCCTTGTTCCAATACGCTTTCTGCACGCTGTTTGCTTTGATTTAATAGATCCTGTGTGTGTGTCAACCATAATGCCCTGCCGCCTATTCTTGCTATTATCTCCAAACCGCATTGTGTCTTTCCAGATCCACACGGCATCACCAGAACACCATTTTTACCATTTATCATAGCAGTAACAGCATTTTCTTGATACGGATACAAATTTATACGGCTTTGATATTCAGTATGTATCTGATCATGAATAGCAACTGAATAATCTTCTTTGAACGGATGTAATTTCCACACATTTTGCAGACAACCAAACGGCAATCGCATATCATATCCTACACATTCATAAAGGCTGATAGTCATAGGTATATTTCCAGTCCATTTCCCAATCCGTTCTTTTTTGTAATAGTCTGGATTATCAAGCGTAAGATTTTCAAACGCCCAATCCTTTATTTCTTTTGTTGGATCAATAATTTTCAAATTATTGCTGATTATTATTTTCATTCGCTGTTTTCCTCGCTACTGCCGGTGCAAGACCTAACCCCATATCAACAATAAATGAAACAACCGCAGGATCATCACCATACTTTTTATATAAGTCTGCAAAACAAGCATTAAAAGTTTGCGCTCCTGCTCTGTATGATTTCCAAATAGTATTCATACAATAATGTAATGCAGTATCCATTTCATCACAATTCATAGCCATCACTATATCTCCTTTTGTATCTCTGATCTACGGTTTTTGTAATCTTCCTGTTTCTTTTCTGCATAAATATCACATTCTGCTTTATGTGGACATAACTCACATTCTGCCCCAAAATATGTTGCAAAATTATAGCACCACTCATATTGCTCAATCATTTTCAGCATTTTCTTTTACCTCATCACGTAAATCCAGAAATTCTTCCAACGTGCGGATAAACAACTTTGCCGCATCTTCGTTCTGAAAACTTGCTACCTTAACAACGCTATTCTTTGAACCGATAACCAAAATCGGCTTTTTCCCTGCAAACTTCAACGTCATAATTTCGATTGTATCATCACCCTTTTTGAAAATCATTCTATCACCTCCGTAATCTTTTCCATCAACAACTCAAATTCTGGATCGTTCTTGTACTCGTTCCATTCTTCTTCCGAATACTGAAATGCCCACTTGTTACCGTACTTTTTGCACATCTTCTCTCTGGCTTCTTCATATGTTCCTGCAATCTTTACAGCCGTACCTGCACCTTTTTGTCCACATCCAAACGTGAATATCCAATATTGTTTCGTTCCGAAATTACATTCCTCTGGTTTGTACTCTGCTATGATTTTCTTCACATCAAAATTCCTTATATAAAATTCACCGTCACCATGTATCTCTGTATGCTTATCTACTTCTGATACTACATTCATCCACGCTTCTCTGTGGGCTTGTAGTTCTTTCAGCCACATAGCGACTTGTTCATGGTGTTCTGCCTTTTCTCTGTGATATGCTTCTTCTCTTCCGTATACACCTTCATCCGTGTGATACGAATTTACCAAGTCATATTCTAGCATTGCTATATCTTCAAAAAACTCTATCCCTTCTTCAATCGTCATTCCTTATCCTCACTTTCTGCTATGCTGATACCACCAATAGCATTTAATGCATTGATAGTCATGTCTGTTGATATATCTTTTTTTGTGAATAATGTTAGTAATATTTCTGCCACCATGCACTTTGCTTTCGCTTCACTTGGGCTTTTTCCACTGCATATAATTTCTATCATATATCTGTTTCCTCACTTTCTGTCTTGTATTAGTACCACATTGGGAATGGTGGTAATTTGTCTATTCGACCACAATAGTAGTCAATTTTTCTTTTATCATATAACCTCCACAAGTAATTAAAATAATCCATATTTATTCCTCACTTTCTGCCTTATACTTGTCGATAATCTCTAATGCTTCTTCAAGTCCATCTTTGCTCATAATCTCGGCTCTTATCTTGTCAAGCACATTCGGCATTCTGTTAGTTGCTTTCATTGCCTTAATACATTGCTCTGTGACTTCATATTTATCATTCCCATCAATAATATAAATGCAATCCGTAATCTCACTATGCGCTAAAAATGGTTTTGATTTCTTACTCATTCCTTATCGCTCCCTTCCTGTGGCTCACTTTCTGTACCTCTCATACCTACGCATATATTTAACTGTCTCTTCTTCCAACATTATCAAAAAGTGTTTCCATAACTTTATAGGGTGTCTGTCACTGCATGATAAGTTCGGAGCGTTTATCAAAAATGTGAAAATATAATTCCTGTTCAATACTAAGTAGAAATTGACATATAGTTCGGCTTCTTCTCCCTCAATACTTTTTGTCGCTTTAGTTGAAAATAGACATATCTTTTTCATTCATTATCCTCACTTTCCTGTGGCTCATACTCCTTGCAAGTATCTAACCGCTTAAACTGTCTGTGATCAACAAAATCTATGATTAAATCATGCTTATCACATATTGCTCTACCCAAATCCCATTTTTTGCCATTTGATTTCAATGGTTCATATAGGATTTTGAAATATTTGCATTTATCGCAAGTCATTCCTTGTCGCTCCCTTCTGCCATGTAATTGTCGATAATACTCAATGCTTTTTGCAATCCTGTTGCTATATCGTATTCGTCTAGCAATCTTCGGAATGACCATTCTCTTTTTATCTCTGCTCGTATCTTGTCAAGCACAGGCTCTTGCTCTAATGATTTGATAACAACTTCGATAGCCTCTGCCATTGTGTAAAAGTCCGGCACATCTGGATTATCATAGTCTACATATTGCTTTAGTATATTGATTGCTTCATCAAGTGTCATTCTGTACCTCCTTCCCTACTGCTGGACACATACTACAAGGTTTACCATCTGTACTGCTAGGCGGATTGTATGCGCATAAGTCGCAAGGTGTTTTAGGAATATGTTCCTTAATCTTCTTTTCAGCTCTCACACAATAGTCATTAGGTTTAGGATCAGGCAACATTTCTATAGAACAGTTATATGCTTGACCAAATCTAGCGAGTGCTTCTCCTTTTCTCCCCCACGACTGAAAATACCTGCATTCAGAGCATGTTATTATGTCTATTTTCATCTACATCACCATCTTTCTTCGGTCTCTCTACTTTATTACTTTCTTTTCCTAAAATACAATCCATCGCTTTCTTTTCTGATAAACAGCATATGCTATGCCTACCATTTTCGGATAGTATCGTTCTGGCATTCAAACAATTATCACAAGTCATTCCGCACCTCCGCTTTTATCCTCTAACAAAATACAAATAAATATATTTGTAATTGCTATAGCAGGATACCATTCAAAAATATCATGCACCAAATACGGATCTATCCCTTTTGACGTGCTTCTTGTCTCGCAAATAAACTTATTATTCCTATCCCTAAATTCGATATCAACTGCTCTACCCAACCGTCCAATCAGTTCTGCTACTTTCATTCTGCACCTCCGTCTGCTTTAATTATTGTTTGTGCATGATATAATGAGCATATATCTGAATTTTCACATCCAAACTTGCCACAATTTGAGCATTTAGCTGCATCAGCATCAATCAATCTGCCGTGACCTGCCGGAAGTGTAGTTCCTTTCCTAAAAGCATTTATCAATTCACATAAATGCGTTATCCAACCAGTATCGTTCATACAGTTGTTACTATCAAAAAATTCTTTTGTTTTTTCTGAAATATTAATTACTACCTGCATTTTTCATCACCCCCTTCTGTTCCACATCCAAATCGCCTTATCTTTATCCCACGAATACCCCGTACTTGCACCACAACCACCTTTCAAGACATTACATACGATACGAACCCCAGTACATTCATCCATTTCATAAGCAGGACAGCGATCATCCTCAAAATGCTTACATTCTTCCAACTCTTTCATTGTTACAAACTCTGCAACGCTTTTTCCACAAAACGGACAAGGTTTCAAAATTTCCATATCATATCTCCTTTCAATCATCATTTTTACGGCAACTTATAACAAGAGTCCTTTTCAAATCTTTGATCCTATAAACATACCCACATCCACACACAACATCATAGTATTTATCAGATTCCAAATGCTTACGATCAATGCGTGTCGGATAATGTCTAGCATTACATTTCGGACAACGGATCACAGATTTATATATTCCCCTGTAATGCGACAAATATTCCATAACTCAATCCCTTCTCTTTTGCCATAGCATTTATCCTGTCTATTTCTTGACTTGATTTTTTGTCTTTTAACATTTTATTTTCTATACGATTGCGTTCCTGTTTTTGTTTTATCTGCATATTTTTACGCAATCTGCAATCGCTACAAGTTGTCATGCCATCATCTAAAGGCTTACCGCATCTGCCACATAAACCTGCTACTTTTCTGCGCATTCGCAGATCTCTTGCATATTCAGTTGAAGTCGCAAATTTTCTCATATCATCCCTCACATTCAACCCAAACGATCATCACATAGTCCCCGTACTCGCCTATCCAGTCATACGCACGATCCAGAGTATCACGGAAAACATCAATCGCCGTTCCGTTACGCAATTTTCGATTGCCGCCAATATCCCGACATTCAAACAATCCGATATACTCACCATCAAGCGTATAAAGCAAAGCACAATCACCCAAATGATCACGATTACTGGCAATCACTCCCTCATATGGAACAGTACCATCTGCTGTTTTATGCCCAGTTGGGATATAACAAGTACAACGTACTTTTTGAGCATGTAATTCCAGTAAATCGAAATTGATTTTAGGCGGTACTATTGAAAGATACAGACCTGTCAAAAATCCTAACATAACTTACTCCTTATCAATTCATTCAGATCGCATTTACCATCACGTTTTAATACAGTATAACTGACAAAATACACGCCATCATTATATTTTACTGCAATAACAGGATCTTCATTACCACAATCTATCCATTTTTGAAATGCGAATATTTGATTTTCTTCCAAGCGTGAAATTCTGAAAATATGGTCAGATGATGTTTTGCAATCAATAGCAATAGCCTTTCCATCTTTTACTGCTATTACATCAAATGGCTGTGCGCCAACAGAATTTGGGGTGATGAAATGCACCCACCACCCCATTTCTGATAACGCCTTGACCAGTTCACGCTCAAACTCTGTGCCAAGTCGTTTATTATTCATACTAGAATGGCACCTCTTCATCTGCTCCTGCCGGAACATTTACATTCGGCTGTGATCCAGATGCGCCATCACCAAGCATCGGCTCTTTCCAAGGCGGCAGATCTCCCTGTTTATCAGCATTGATGAAATACTTCACCTTCGGAGAAATGTTACCATTATACTCATCATGCTTAACAGCACAAGCACCTACTTTGCCGATCCAGTTCTGCATATTGAAATCCCCATCGGGAATATCTTTGAATGCATCAAAGAACTGTGTCAACATTCTGTTTGTGATCTCAGGCTTATCATTCATAAACACAATATAGTGATACAGAATGCTGTTGAAACCGCTGATCTCAAACTGCAGAGCAAGCATATCATTTCCCTTACTGCTTACTGCCTTTTCCGCAGACTTGATGCGGATTCTGTGATTACCCTCTGGAACATTAGTATTGAACTTGCTTTCCTCTCTCTTAAATTCCCATGCCATTTTTGAAATCTCCTTTCTTATACCTCTTTGAATTTGATGTAAAGTATCTGCTCCATATTGTAGACCGCTACTATCTGCTCATTCTTATAAATAAAGAAACACAGGTTCTGCGAATCTACTTCATAATCCGTGAAGTCCGTGACCGTATCCATACCGCCACGGATAAATGCAATCTCAAGCATTATTCACCCTCCTTTCTTCTGCGTTCGATCTCTTTAATAAGAGAATCCAACATTTTTTTCTTTTCATCATTCGATGCATCATCAGCATTAGGATCAAGTCCATATCTTACATTCTCACTATCTGTAAAGAATTCACGATATATCATCGCCGCTGTTGAATCTTTTTCTTTTAAGCCTTGATATACCAAATGCATCAAATATAAAGAATCAGTAATAAGATCATCAAGTTTACCGCGTACTGCAAGCCGTATTTGTCTACCATCATTAATATACTCCATCATTTCGTAATCCCCCAATTTGTAAAATCTTCCACAAGACAACCCTTGCGAGTGTCAATCTGATTCTTTGCGTAAATATTCTGTGTCGCTTCAAGAATGATCCCGTGTCGTGTTTTGCCATCTTTCGCAGTAGTCATGATCTTGCCTACCACATCACACAAACCGCAGATATTATCAACAATCTTTGTGCTGATTTTCGGAACACATCTGTTATACTGTGTGCCATCGGGATAAGTGAACGGTTCTACGGATTCCCACGCTGTCCAGACAATGTTGATACCCCACGATTTCATTAAACGCAAACTGTTCACCAACTGAAATTGCATGTATTGGTAGTCAGCCATAGCAGGAACGCCCTTATTCTTACCCTGTGAACCTAAATCTGCAAGTATGCAACGCTCAAGTTCGCTGATATTATCAACTGCTACTGTTCCGATATTGTTCTCCTGCAAAAACTGCGGAGTAATATCATTTTTCAATAGGTTCTTCCAACTTTCAAAAGTACCGCTGATACCTGCTTCTGCATTCTTGCCACGATTTTCAACCTCTGCCACAAGAATTTTGCTTGTATCTTTGACAACCTCACCTTTAGCAAGAGTCCTGCTGATCGTCCGATCCACATCAAGAACAAGCGTATTCTTCTCACTATGCTCTGCAATCAAACCGATTGCAGTTGATTTACCAACGCCAGGAGCACAGTAGAGCAATGCAGTAAATGGCGCATCATTCATCTGTTCAATCTTCTTAATCTGCATTATTATCACCACCCTTTCTCATATTCCAGTTTGAAATGAGCATACCTAATCCCATCCAATAGTTATTATTCGGGATGTCAAACAACTGTTTCTCTGCATTACATACCCTGCATTGCAACCGTAACATCGATGCCCCATGTTCTGCACAAAGTTCATTGTAAGTATCTTCTTCTGTAACGATAAGAGTATCATTTCCACAGAACGGACACGGCTTCAAAATAACATTTTTGATCTCTTTTCCAGAATACAACATTTTTAATTTCATAAATCAGCCCTCCTTTTTCTTGAACTCAACATATTCCTGCTCTGGATCATAATGCAAACATATACTTGAATACTCGCATCTTTTACCCCACATATTGCAATGGCAGGTATTTCGATACACATTCAACGGATTATTTGATAAATTATACTTCACAGCATCCATAGTATCGCAGATGTTTATGAATTCTTCTTCGAACTGTTTGACTTCATCATCTGTTCTTTCAACTACAAACATACGAATTTTCTGATCTGTATCTTCGTCATACCATTCCAGAATACGATTATGGAATTCTTCTTCCGTTTCATTCTTTTTAATACGAATCGTAGGCTTACGACAAACGGTATAATATACCTTCCGTAATCCTGTTAGGCTCATATACGCAAGAACCTGTTCATTCCATAATAAATCATACTCATAAGAACCGCCTTCCGATACGTCAGAACTTGTGGTCTTGTGTTCCACAATGTATCCATCCTCGGACAGACCATCAACTTTTCCTACAAGTAGATGTTCACCTATTTTCTTTTCGAGCCAATATTCAGCGTGAATTACTTTGAATTTGTTGAAGATATGCTTTTTGTACGCCTTTGCCATAGCCGCTTCTTTTGAAAAACCCCACGATTCAGTATCACAATCTGGATCGTTTTCCAGTTCTTCCAAAAAAGCATGATATGTTTTCCCAGTTTCAAGGGATTCTGGCTGATTTACTGGTACAAGAAGTTCATTATATCTCAAGTACCATTTACGACGACAAGCCTTAAAAGAACTTATTTGAGAGATTGATGCCCTCATTTGCTGTCACTCCTTTCTTATACTTATACTTACTGCTTACTCCGTGGGTTGAACTACAAGTTTGATCTGCATATATGTTCTTGCCGTAGGAATACTGACTCCATTTTCAACTGTCTGGATCGTAGTTTTGGCAAGACCACAACGCTCTGCTAACTCTGTCTGCGTAATATGTTCTCTGGCTCTGTATTCGACCATCGCAGACCGTAACAATTCTACTTTCTCTTTAGTAACTAAAGACATCCCGTATCATCTCCTTTCCTTGCATATTTTATTCCCATAATCATTATACGTCATAGTTCATTATTTTCAAGACTTTTTTCATTTTTTTCATTATATTTTTAGCACTATCGGACTTTATCCTGCATTTTGTCGTATTTTTGTCTTTTTCTTCCTTATTATATACTTTTTTGTGTGCGGTTATGTGTACGAAAAAGGTTCATTGTATAAAAGTATTATAAGAAAAAGAAGTGCATGTAAAAGTTTATGAAAATGAACAAAAATCATACATCATAAAACCAAAAAAGCACGAAAAAGCATTGTTTTATAGATGTTTCACGGGAAACATATTTGAAAACTTTGATTGATTTGACAAATTTTTGACAAAAAAAGTCGAGGGGCCTGCATCATAATCAGACCCCCCGATCGTTGAATGACAGCAAATTTCATTCAACCTTTGGAGTAAATAAATCATATCACGAAAATTAACTTTAGTCAACTTTTAGTCAACTTTAGTCAACTTTAGTCAACTTTCGTCAAGCACTCGGCGCATAACACTATCATAAAGTCTAGGATTCAGCACCGATAATGCTGTCATAAGTTCGTCAAATACTGGCATCAGATCCGAAACGCTCCACCCTTTTACGGCTTGTGCAAAATCCGTTTTGCTATCGTATTCCTGCTCAACTGCTCCAGAGTAAGTCATTTTGCCAACATCAGCAAAATGATCTATTTCTTCCGTTTTTGGGAACAAATGATCTCGGATGGTATAAAACGCCGCTAATTTTATGCATGTGTTTGCGTTTGGATTACGTTGTCCTTCGCATTCGGCAATAGCCGCCTGCAGATCCTGTTCAGTTATCACAGACGGCTACCCCCTTACATATCAGACATAATACGTTGCATTTTCTGACGAATCTGATCGTTTGGTGCATCCTGCATCAGTTCCTGCAGTTCCATACGAAAATCATCTTCCGCACGGCTGTACCCCTCACTAGAATACCGCCCCATAGAATCACGCTTCGCATTTCTGCCACGACCACGAGCATACGATCCACGATAACTACGACCGCCACGATTACCACGAGCATAAGATCCACCTGCCATGCTCATATCGCCGGGCATCATATCGCCAGAATACTCGCCGCCATCCATATCATCACAGATATTACAGATATGATCGATTGCGCTTGAAATGTACTTGATCGCTTCTACATCGTCTTTGGAAAATTTACCATTCTGTGAATAGGCTTCCAGTTCGTCCATCAGTTTATCTTTCAGTTCATACAGTTTGTGCATACCCTATCACCTCCTATGCTATACGATTGATCACAAGGTTACTGTTCTGCACCTCGATTGATGTTGCGGAATCTTCTGTCGGATCAGCGGTCACATACCGCACGGACAGACTAAAGCAACACCCTCTAGGAACGGTCACAATCGCCGTACTGGTCACATTGCCGTATTCATCCACAGCGGCAGGCGTAAAGATCGCTCTGCTTGTCACCCTAGGCTCACCGTTCACCGCTATTGCAACTGCAATCGGCGTAACAGTTCCACCAGTAGGAATGGCAATGTTGCCGTTGTACGTTACTTGATACCGTGCAAAACAGTTATTTGTGATGCCACGCAGAATAAAAATCCCAGTTTCATCTTCGTGATAGATATAGCCTTTTGTGCAAGGGATAGATGCCGTAAACAGTATCGGATCATTTAATGCCACATCCTGCACCGCATTTGCAAGATATTCTGCCATAGTATCACCCCCTGTTAAAACGTGTTACCGCATCCGCACCCACAACCGCTATTCTGATTGCAGGTAAAAATCGGAGTGCGACCATATACAGGAGTGGTAGGTACAGGGCAATTATTCAGCCTATTGTAAAGAGCATCAACCTCATTGCTGAATCCCTGCTGAATGAAAGCATTCTGTGCAACCTGTGAAGCCGCAAGGTTAGCCATATTCAACTGTGTCTGCAGTTCTGCAATACGATCATTCTTTGCTTCTACCTGTGCCTTAACGCCATCCAGTTCCAACTGGCACAACTTGTCGATAATCGCCTGTGTTCCACGGGTCTGACTGTCGATGATGTCACGAGTGTTCTGCATTGCCTGCGTACGATCAGCACAGTTTTCCGTTGCTACGGTATATTTCAGATCAGCGATTCCTGCTCTGTTTTCACAGCAACAGTTCTGCAATCCCATAGCGAGATCATTCATTCCGCTTGTTACTGCAGTCTGTGCCGCAAACGCCTGTTGCATATTTGCAATCTGTCTTGCATTTGCCGCAGTTTCTGCATTTGCAAAACCGCTGTTCACCGTTGCGTTTACACCAGCAAAACCGTTACACAACTGCGTAGAAACTCCATTGATACCGTCACGAATGGATGTAATACCATCGTTGATCATCTGATCTCTGAATCCGTTGTTTGTGTTCGTCATGATGTTCTGCTGACCGTTAGCAAGCCACGGATATTCCTGTCCGAAACCGCCACCAAAACCACCATTGCCACCCCATCCGTTGTTACCCCATCCGAGTAACAGGAGCAGAATGATCCACGCCCAGTCACCGCCGAAACCGTTGCCGAAACTACCGTTTCCACCGCCGTACATCGGCTGAACAGGCATTACCATTCCGTTTTCATTTCCATCTGTAAGTGCCATAAAACTCTACCTCCTAATTTTTTGTGGTTAAGAATGCCGCACTATTGCGGCATCCGTTTATATCAAGGCTATGCGCACTCGCCCTAATATTTATCTGCCAAACATACCTTGCAATTTTCTTGCCATATTCACGGCATTGTTATATTGATCCTGTGTAATCTTGCCGGAATTAAGCAAGTTTTGGATATGCTGATTCGGATCACCACCCATCTGTTGTTTCAGTTGATTTACTCTCTGCATAAGACCATTCATGCCGTTGTTGTTCATCTGATTAAAAATCGGATTTGCCATCGTCATTTCCTCCCTTGATCATTTGCAATATTTTTTCTTCAAATGCTGATAACTCGTCTTTTGTAACGTATTCCGTATTACCATCCTGCATAAGCGTAGGCATGTTTTGCACATCATTCGCTTTTCGTATCGTGTAATCAAGGATCTTCATTGTCGGCATACCGCTTGCATCAGCGGATTTCAGATAGATTGTCTGTGATTCACTATCCCATAACTGAACTGTGTTATTCGGAGCAACAAGATAACTCTTTGCACCTGCTTCACCTTGCACCCATATAATGCCATTATTTGCCGTCTGCTGTGGCTGTGGTGGCGTTATTTGTTGCATAGGGTAGTATGGTGTATAGTTCATAGGAAAACTGCCGTTATAAGCCATTTCTCAATCTCTCCTTTCCCACACATAGACAGGGATCTCTTGACTACTATCCCAACTGTCATACAAATCGCCATTTACAACTGTGGCTACATGCCCACCGAAACCCAAAACATAAGTTCCTACAGGGTGATCCTCACAAAAATCTCGTGCTGTATAGCAATCTGGGCAAGTATTCGGAATTGCTCTACGATAAAATCCTTCTTGTCGCAATACAGCACCCCATACGCTGTCAGAACTAGGCATATCGCCCATTGCATATCCTGCTTTACATATCATTAAATATGCTGTTTCCCAGTCGATACGCAATGCCTTTGCAATCGCTCTTACAGCACAATCTCCTACTGTTCTGCCTGTTGGATTCGGATTGTATTTGATCCACATAAAGAATGCCCTCCGATAAGGAAAGCATAACGAAAAAATAGAACTGTTAAAATTTCATGAAAGTATCATTTTCAGATCATTTTCAGACAAAGAAAAAAGCGACCTCGGCAAAGATCGCTTTTTCCCGAAAGGAAATACATGACTGAAAGTTATGACATAATGCTCTAAATCAAATATCGAAAAATTTTGTCCTG